CGAGCGTCGATCCGCAGCGCTGTGGTGTTTCGTGCCGGTGCTGGTGTTGACCAGATGGTCTTGAAGGTCGGACAGATCAAAGGCGTTGCCCCGTACGGCAAATGGCTTGAGGGCGGCAGCGAAGAATACAACGTGCCGTTTGAGGCGCGACCATTCGTTGGCCCTGATTCAGAGCCGTGGAAGAAGTGGGTTGACGGCGGTCAACTTCGCAAAGACCTCATGGCCTTGTGGAAGAAGGTCTTGAACAAGCAGAAGAACCTTGGCAAAGGAAAGCGGGTCAAGTAATGCCCAATCTTGTTCCTGTCATCGAAGGCTTGTACTCGCACATGACTGGCGACAGCACGTTCAACACCGCCATTGGTGGCAGTGCAAGTGCCGCAGGTCGTTTGTTCTACGCAACAGCCCCCCGTCAGACCTCATTCCCTTTCGTGACCTACGAGGTCATGTCCAATCGGGATGAGATTCCGATGATGAGCCAAGCGTCGTATTCCGCAAGCGTGTCGTTTGTGATCTACGAAACTTTGGCTGCTGGTCCGCGAGCGTGCTTGGACATCAACGACAAGTTGCGTGCGCGTCTTGACCGGCAAACGTTCTCAATCACGGGTGCTACAATGCTCGCGGCCACGCTTGAGGTAGAGCGTGGACCGGAGGATGTAGACAACGCCTTCTTTCAACGAGTTGACTACCTCATCAGAGGCTTCGCCTCATAGCAAAGGGGGCTGCAAATGGCAGTCATTTCAGGTATTGGGGGGAGCATCACATTCTCCTCCGGCTACGTTGCAACGGTGCAGAACTGGTCCGTCACTGTGACGGCTGAAGCACTCGACACAACCACGATGGCACCTTCCAACAACTTCAGAACCAAGGTGGGTGGTCTGAAGGATTGGTCTGGTTCATGGACTTCGCTGGTCGATTCGACCACGTTTGCAAGCATTGACGATCAGTTGAGCGGCAACGCTGCCGAAGCAGTCTTCATTCTTGAAGGTGGCGGCAGTGATCCGCGCATCACTGGCAAGATCATTGTCACCGACATCGCTGTGACTGCGGGAACTGACGCTGCTGTGACGGCTGAGTTCTCGTTCCAAGGCTCCGAAGCCTGCGTGTTCGCTAACAGCGCTTGATGACAAGGAGTGGATGAGATGACCGACAAGGCTTCATTCAAATCCAAAGTCGCCAAGGCTGCTCCGAAGAAGGCAAATGTGGCTCGCCCGCAGCAGAAACCAAACGCTGCTGTGGGGCGAGTCCCTTCTTGTCAGTATCGCCTCAACAAGTCAAACGGTACGCCGTTCACGTTTGTTGTGGTGAAGGTCGAAGCAGACGGCAAGACGGTTGACTTTGGCAAAGATGACTGCGAGTTCAAGACTCGTGAAGACATGCAGAAGGCCGTCAAGGCCAAACTAGGAATCACAACACCCGTGCGATGGTCGAAGACGGGCTGAAAGAAAGGACACCCCCGATGTCACTAGCAAAGGCAATGCCCGCCAACGTCACCTTTGAGGTTGCGGGCGAAGATGTAGAGTTCCGACGCATTGGCTTGGACGTTTGGTCTGGCTTCTCTGACCATGTGTTCAAGCAACGTGCCAAGCGAATTGGCGAGATGCCGCTGGAGTCAGACGAGAAAGCGTCAATGCTCAAAGACCTTGTCCGCGACGGCATCGACATGATGAGCCTGCTCACGGATGCACAAAGCATCGAGGGCATGACGTGGCTCGTTTGTTCTTGTTGCGTGACAAAGGGCGTCAAGCGTGCGGACCTTGAACGGCTGCTCACCGTGCAACAGGTTCCCAACATGTTTGCCGAGTTGTCTGACGTTGAACAAGGCGAAGAAGAAGCGGCGGAGCAAGTGGGAAACGAATCCAGCGACCCGAAGACTGGTGCGTGATGGTCGGGTCGCTCACCAAGGCGTTTGGTTTCACCTACAGCGAAGTCAACAGATTCACGCTCGGGCAAGTTGTTCGATACATGAAAGCAATGCCTGAGATCATGCCGCTCATCAACCCCTTTGCCAAGCCGCCAGAGAAAGCACTGACCGGCAAAGATGCTATTGGTGCGCTGAAACTACTTGGCGTGCAGGAAGCGAAGACAGATGGCTGACGGACCAAAGATTGCAGAGGCCCACATTGACATTGTTGCTGACATGTCAACAGTTCGCGCCGACCTTGCCAAAGTCAAGGACATGCTCAAGCAGGTTCAGGCTCCTGCGGTACAAGCAACAAGTGCTTTCAGCAAACTGACGGCAGTGTTTACTGGCATCACGGCAGGTTTGGGCGTGATGCGTGTGGGCTTTGGCGCGCTCAAGTCTGTTGTCAGTGGAGTTGCCAAAGTTATCAGCGGCACACTGAAGGTGGCATTCACTATTCTCAAGAAGGTTGCAGAGACTGTGTTTGGCGTCATGCGACGCGGCTTCAACATGGCTGTGTCGGGCGTCAAGAAGTTTGTGTCGATCACCAAGACGGCAGTGCAAACACAGGCAGAGTTTGGTCAGTCGATGGCAAGGGTCGGCGCACTCACCAGCACAGTTGGCACAAAAGACTTTGACTCGCTGCGACAGAAGGCATTAGACCTCGGTAAAGCAACTGAGTTCAGTGCAGGCGAAGCCGCTGATGCAATGGGCAACTTTGCGATGGCTGGCTTCAAGACGAACCAGATCATGGAGGCTGTTGGCCCCACGCTTGACTTTGCGTCCGCCAACCAACTGGGCCTTGCACAATCTTCAGACATTGCTGCTCGCGTCATGGGCGCAATGGGCATTGAGGCTTCACGCACCGGCGATGTGATGGATGCACTGACCATTGGTGCAACCAAGACCAACCAGAACGTCGTTGACCTTGGCGAAGCGTTCAAGAACGCAGGCTCGTCATCAAAGGCTGCCGGTGTTGACCTTGAAGGAACAACTGCTGCACTGATGGTGTTGGCCGATCAAGGCCAGCGTGGCTCTGAAGCAGGCTCTGCACTCAAGCAAGTGTTCTTGAAGATGCCAAGCAAGCAAGTCACCAAGATGTTTGGCGGTCTTGGCATTGCGATGACCGACGCTGCTGGCTCAATGCGTCCGATGCCAGACTTGCTTGACGATCTAAACAAGGCCATTGCCGGCAAGGGCGAGTTTGAGAAACTCAACATGCTGACTGAAGCGTTTGGCACGCGCGCTGGTCCGGGCATGATCAAGTTGCTCAACGCTGGCGGTGATGCTTGGCGTGAATACGCAAAGGTGGTTCGCGGGGCAACGGGTGAAACTAAGCGGATTGCTGACATTCAACGCGCAACGCTTGCAACGGCGTTCAAGATTGTGAAGTCGGCAGCCGATGACCTACGCATTGCCATTGGCGATGTCTTTGAGCCGTTCGTGCAAAAAAGCGCAAAGGACATGGTTGGTGCGCTCAACAGAATTGCCGCCTTTGTTCGTAGCAACACGGATGTGGCACAAGAGAAGATTGCAGAGTTCCTGAAGTGGTTCAAGGCCAACTTCCGTGAAGGCATGACTCAAGCCACCACAGCGGTTGTGTTGTTGTGGGACTCGATCATCACTGGCTACGAACGAGTAAAGGCCTTCTTTGCAACTGCCGTTCAATCAGCCGGCGGTGTCTTTGGCAACTTGTTTGGTCTGGACGAACTTCCCGCAGGCGCATCGGCCTTGCAGAAGTTTTTCCACGTTGCATTGGTGTCGTTCATCCAACTGATTCGTGCGTTGACAACGGCTGCAAACATTCTCGCGCAGATTGGCAAGCATGTTCATCTGTTGGGTGTTCAAGTGGCGCACCTTGCAGACGCCTCGCTTGCTTTGGGTGGCGGTAGAAATGCTATGGCTCGCACCGCTGTTCGCATTGCCACGGGCAAGTTCATGGGTGACGAGAGGGCTGGTTTCGATCACACCGAAATTGCTGGCATGGGGGAACAACAGCGGCTCAACATTGAGGCCGATACCTCGGACTGGATGAACAAGACCATACAGGCCAACAACGAGATGTTCGCCAAGTTTGAGGATACGGCGAGGCACACTGCTGAAGGCATTGTCACTTCAATACTTGGCCCAACACGAGACGCACCAACCAAGCAAATCAGCGAAGGGTTGAAAGAAGCGTCAAAGATGGGCGACGAAATTGCCAAAGCAACTGCAGATCGCATTGCAAGCATTGGGGCCATCAGCATCAGAAACATGCAGGACAAACCGATTGTTGTACCCCCTGCACCTTCTGCTGCTGGTGCAGTCGGGACCATCGCAACAGTGTTTGGTCAGATGAAGGTGGGGGTGACTGAAGAAGTCAAACTGCTTGGTGAGTTGGTCAAACTGAACAAGGTCATTGCCAGCAACACTGGATCGCAAGGCACACTTGGAGGCATCCTGTCGTGAGTACCATCATCGAACAGTTGGGGTCGCGGTCGTTCACGCTCGACTCTGACAAACGAACGGCAACGCAGACGCTGCTTTTCTACAAGCAAGACAATGACGCTGAATACACCGTGCCAGATGTCCGCAAGGACTTGGACATTCAGGGCTATGTTCTCGGCGCTCGCTTCGTTGATGACAGAAGCCTTGGGTTGACTTCGATTGACATCAGCCCCACCGACAGTCGTTCGTACACTTGGGAAGTCACGCTTCAGTTTGAAACTGGAACCAATGACGATGACGATGACACGGGCGGCGAGTTTGAGATTGGCCCTGTATCAACCAACATCACAACTCGTGTCGAACTGATCGACGTTTGGCGAACCAACCCAAAGTCAAACGCTGCTGCTGTTGGCGATGATGTCAGCGGCACAGACCCCGATGGCGTTGAGTCTGTTGGTGAGGATGTTGGCGGCAACTCTGCTGACACCGCTGGTTCGCCGCTGTCCTTCCCGCTTGCACTGCTTGACATGGTGTACGTCGAGAACACGGAACAAGCGCCAAACTTCATCGAGTTGTCTTCATTGGTTGGTTGTCGCAACGATGACACTTGGGCAGGCGCGCCGCGTGGCACAGTGATCTACAAGGGTTCGTCCAGCACATATCAACGCAACGGCTTCTACCAAGTGACGCACAACTTCACTGCCGACTTGGTGTTCAGCCATCGCAGGCAACTTGCAGAAGGCAGCCCCGAAACGGGTGGCCCCGACTTGGCTGACGAGAACACTGCAAACGAGAACAGTGCTGCAAACGCTTCCACCTTTGATGACACCGGAACACCGCCAGAGGGTGCGGGCACAACCAAGAAGGGGTCTGCAAAGAGGGTGGTGTGGGTGCAACGCTTCACCCGCTTCTGTGACTTCTCTAACGACATCTACATCCACAACCCGTTCGGTGCAGCAGGCAGCAACAGGATTCACTTCTGATGGCAAAGTACCCCCGCATCAATCGCGGCATTGGTTCACTGACGCCGGAGATGTGGACCCGACTGATGAGACTCCTCCAACAAGATGAGGAGAGCGCCGTCAGCCAACCACGCAATGCCGCCTACCACAGCAACCACCGTGAGTTGCGGCGAAAGATTCCGTCCAACATTGTTCGCATCAAGAACGAGAACTCAAGCGCAAAGATCGTTCGCGGCGAAGCCGTTGTTGTGACAGGTTCAGTGTTGGAAACCAACCTTGCTGCGTGCGTTTCTTGCAGCGGCGGTGACTGTGCGTATGGCACATGCGGCTCTTGGCCTGATTCGTACGGCGACATTCGTGGTGCAGCGTTCAACAACTTGATGACGTTCAAGGTCAAGACAATCCGACCGTCTGCCAAGGCGTTTGTGCCACTGCCTGAGAACAAGCAACGCTGGTTCGTTTCTGCGAGTGACATACCTGCTGGCGGCTACGGTTGGGCGTATGTGAGTGGCGCTCATTGGGCTTGGGTTTGGGACCCTGTTGGTCTTCTTGAGATGGGCACTGGTTCGTTTCAAGACAACGAATGGTTGTACGTTGACCTTCCAGACCCGACGTTTGAAGATGGCGAGACTGACGAGAACCTCACGACATACGCGGCCTACAACGCTGCGGACCAATGGCAGGTGTATGGCACAAACAGTGTCAACTCGCCGCTGATGGTTCGTCCACAAGGTAGTGCCCGCGTATTGTTCGCAGACACAACCGATCAACTTTTTGCTGCGTCGTTGACTGGCGGTGGTGCGGGCGACGGCAACACAAAGTGGCCTATCTCGCAGCAGGACTGCAACGCTCTTGGGTTTGACATCACGCCAAAGATCCGACTCGCTTTGATTGAACGATGCGGCTGGACCGTGCCGTGCTTGCCTGCACAAATCACCAACGGATACAAGAGAACCATCAGCGGTCACGAGCAGGACAACGTTTACGAATACACTTGGTATCACCGAACGGGGAAAGAGGACTACGAACTAGGCAGCAACAGCACGCGACGCGCGTACAATCTGGCCGAATCAAACAACTGCCTCTGCACCACTGCTGCTTGCGAGGAATGCTGCGCCGAAGCCAATGATGCTTGCAAGCGCGTCGCAGGCTTCCCGATCCCCAAACTGGTTGAATGCTTTGGTGCTTGCGGCTGGATGATGCAGCCCATCGGTGGTTGGTCTTGCACGCCAACAACGACGGCAAACGGTCAATCGGTACACATGCACATGACGATTGACAACACAGGTCTGCAACGTCCGACGTTCAGCCTTCAGAACCCAATCACGAGCGACTGCTGACATGCCAATCACCTCGCATTCATGTTGCTGCTCTGGCGGCTGCAATGGTTGGTTTGTTGACAGCGACTGTGAAGTTCCATCCTCGGGCTTTGATGGTGCGGATGACCACAAATGCACCTGCTATCGAAACGATGACTGCGATGGCGATGGTGTGCTTGAGCAAACAAGTTGCGGTTGTCCGAACAACGAGGCTCACCCTTGCTGTGGAGCGGGCACACCGAACAACGTGCAGTTGACCACCACTACTTGGTGGGATTGGGGATGGACACGAAGCAAGCACGGCATCACTTGCCAAGGTGCAAACGCACCGACTGACCCACCCTCGCCCAGTTTCGACTGCTCGCAAGAAACGTGGAAGGTCTACTCGCCCGCTGGAACAACCGACAGCAATGGCGGCTGGAATTGGATGCAGGGTGGAAGCATCAACATGACTCTTGAGGCGTCAAACGACATCGCTCAAGTGAGCAGTCAAGAGATTCCTCCGGGCTGTTGTGCGACCTACTACTACGGCGCTTGCGATGTTTCGGGGCCTTCGGCCAACACCTTCACAAACAACCCGTTTGGGTATGGCACGACAGACTTCGACTCGGACACCACCTACGGTCCACCTCCGGCGCTGCGTGCCTACGGTCGCCTGTCCATTCAGTACGCGGGAGAGGGTCCAAACATTGCAGGCGTGCAACCGCGAGTGACTTGCTTGGTTCGTTTGCAAGTCTTCATTGGCCTTCGTGGGTACGCCGATCATTGGATTGAGGCGATTGACAATGGCGCGCTGCCAGAAGCAAAGCGTGTCGGCATCATGGACTGGAAGACATCATCTTCGGTCAATGTGTCCGGTTGTAATTGCAGCGCCATTGGCAATGTTGAACCGGATGTTGGCGTGCATGTGTTGGACAAGATTGATTGGAGCAACCTTGCTTCCGACTCGTACTGGAACTACGCATGGCCTCACCCGCTTTCTGATGGCTCCGGCAGCGTTGCGGCTGCTGCTTACCCTGCGACATACAATGCAGGCGGCAGGCCGGGATTCCCCAACCCTTGTGGTGCGTCGGGTTCTGGCGGCTGTGTTGCTGAAACGTTCAGCATGACTGGCTTCTCATGTTGCACAACCACAACGTGTGCCACGTGCGCATCAACGGCAGGCTGTGAAGATCACTGCAAGCCGCATTGCCACAGAACGAGCCACCTTGACAACTTCAACAGAACAAGGCAGGGCCTTCACGTTTGGACAACGACTGGCAAATTCTGGTCCGGCGCGTCTGATTTCTACTCAAGCGTGGAACCAGATGCAAGCAACCGGAACACATCTTGGCACTGCTACTACTACACGCAAAGCAGCCCATGTGTCCACAACACGAACGAACTCAGGGGTGGATTCGTTAGTGCCGGGCCTGCAACCTTCTTTCCAAACTGCTCAGTGGCAGACGTAACAATCACCAACCTTGGCTCGTTTCTATGACTGACCTACACCTGCATCTATCGTGTCGCCATTGGCGCAAGGACAAAGACGTTTGTTCAGCGTTTGACGTGTTCGCCCCTCGTGGCAAATGTGTCGGATGCCCACAGTACGAAGAAGGCAAGCCGGGCTTGGGCGATGCAGTGGAGAAGGTCATCGCGGTCGCTACACTAGGGCAGGCCAAGCGTATAGCAATGAGGGTCAGTGGGCAGAAGGATTGTGGCTGCTCGCAACGAAGGGCAGCATTGAACAGGGCTGGCAAGGCAGTCTTGGACAAAGTAAAGGGGGACAACGGTGGCAACTAGGTATTGGACAAACGGTGCGGGTACAGGCGTGCCAAGCACGGCATCCAACTGGTCGCCGTCCGGCGCACCAAGTGCGGGCGACATTCTGATCTTTGCAAACTCAACGTCGGGTGCTGCAACAAGCGATGACATCGTTGGCGGCAACTACTCTGCACTTGGCGACATTGCCGAGATTCGCATTGGCCCCGGATTCACCAAGGCGTTTGGGTCTTCTGGCGCGTACGTTCGCATCACGGCAAGCAGCGTTGTTCTTGAAAGCAGCGGCGACGTGTTCTTGGATGTTGAGTGTTCTGCATCAAACGACAAAGTCATCATCAACGGCACATCGCTTGGCAATGATGCGGTTCACCTGCGTGGCGACATTGACATTGTTCGGGTGTTGAGTGCGCAGGGCACGGTGGCAATCGAGTCAACAACTGCCAACAGCACATCGTCCGGCTACACCGAAGTGGACAACCTGTATGTCACCAACAACTCAGTCGGGAAGACCACGATTGAGACAGCCGTTGCGAGTGTGGACTTGATCCATCTGGACGTTGGCACGATTGAGAACAGTGCGCCTGTCACCACGACCAGTGTGTACGGCGGCAGTTTCAAGCAAGAATCAACAGGTGCAATCACCACGCTGAACTCCTATGGCTCATCGGTTGTCAACTTGGAAGGCAGCGGCACGGTCACAAACCTCAACGTGTACGACGGCACGGTTCGCTTTCGCAACAATGCAAGCGACGGGTTGACCGTCACCAACTGCACGACCTATTCGGGCACGCTTGATCTCTCTGCTTCAATGCGGAACGTCACGTTCACCAACAACATCATCAACAAAGGGGCAACGCTGATCCCGCCGCTGGCGACCACCGTTGCGTTGACTTACTGATGGCAACTCGTCGTTGGCTTGGGACAACAAGCGGTGACATCTCGACCGCCGGAAACTGGTCCGGTGGAACTGTTCCTGTTGCAGACGATCTTGTCATCTTTGACTCATCGGCAACCGCTGATGCTTTGACTGGCACGTTTGGCACGTTGACAACATCGGTCAGCGTTGGTCCCGGTTTCGACAAAGCGATTGGGACCGCATCAACTCCGGTCGTGTTCCAGAAACGGTTTGAAACCAAGAACGTGACGTTTGATTTCTTGAGGGGCTTTGCACACATTGATCTGCTTGCCGCAAGCGTGGTCATCAAGTCGTGCCCATACGGCGACGGGTTGCTGCTGGATGGCACAGCCGCTGATGTTGAAGTCACCAGTGGCAAAGGTGGTCGCGTGACAATCAAGGCCGACGCTGACATTGGCACGTTGATCGTTGCACCTAGCGGCGACACCAAGGACAGGGCCGACGTTCTCATTGAGGACGGTGCAGAGATAGACACGCTTGTTGTGTCGGGCAACTCGTTGGTGGACATGTACGCAACAAGTCTCGACAACGTTGTAATCTCCGGCCCAAACGCAAAGGTGATCTACCGTTCGCAGACGATTGGCGGAAGTGGAACAATCAAAGTCAATGGCGGCACATTGACAGTGGACAAGACCAACCCCACGATTGCATCAAGTGGCAACATCTACATCGCCAACAATGGCAGGCTTGACTTTGACAACACAGAGTTGTTGGCCTTGGCTTCAAGCGGCACTGTTGATCTTGTGAACGGCGGGCTGCTTGACATGCGAAACGTTCAGGTCTTGTCATCGCCGGGAACCATCACGTCATACGCTGGCCGCATTCGCCCGTTGACACCTGTGACAATGACCGTGCAATCTGACACGAAACTATCTTCAACATCTGGCAGGTCACTGGACTTCTCTGTTGCAGCAAACAGCGGCCATGCTCCAACAGTTCTTTGGTGAGGTAAGACATGACGAATTTCTCAGTACAAGATGCAAGTGGCTCCACAAAGGAGTTCAAGGCAACAAGCGGCGATGGATCTGGCCTCAGCCCCTTTGTCAGTGAGGTTGGCCTTGCTGACGTTGGCGAGACTGTTGACATCGGACGAGTCAACTTGATTGGCACCGCTACTGGCAACGGTGCAGTGCGTGCCGAAGGCGCAACGCCTCCCGACTATGTTGTCGCGTGTGGCTTCAACGACGGCTCGAACATGAAGATCCCGCGAACCAATGCGTCGGGCCATGTTCAAGTTGTGCTTCAGACAAGCAGCAATGCTGTCGGCAAACTTGCTGCCAACTCTGGCGTGGACATTGGCGATGTCGATGTCACTTCAATGCCAATGGCGACTGCAATCTTCAATGGGCAGAAGGCAGTCACCACTGCTGGAACGCAAGTTGCGTTGGCATCCAGTCAAGCCATCACTCACTCAG